ATGCCTTCCCAGATGTCTGCGGGACTCTTGCCGTCGAGAAAAATAAGGTTGGGAGTGTACTGCACCATATGCCGTGCGACGCGAAGAGCGACTTTGCGATATTTGGCGTTGCGATGCGTGAGGTCGATGATCTTTATGTAGTCCTGCGAGGCGGAGAAATCGATGTCGCCGATGAGTCGCGCGCACATTTGTGGATAGGGCGTATCGAGGGTGGGTTTCCTTTTGCGATAGCATTCTTGGCATATCAGACTTTCACGATCGAAATTGAAGAACATTGGGGTCTTGTAGTTCATCGTTTTGTTTGCGCCGCAGTCGCTACATTCAAACGTGCCGTGGAGGTGAATGTCGTTGGATACGGTCTTGTAGACATAAATGAGCGAGCCGTCCGCTCCCGTGTGCCATTGCATGCGTTTGATACAGTCCCAGCCTTGGACGTGGATGCCTAACCCGTTCACATGGTGATGAGACATCGCTCGATTCCATAGCTCCTCCATGCGCCATGCGTTCTCCTCTGTTATATCGTGTTGGTTCATTGTGACTGTCGTAGTATTCCAAAAAAAGTATCCAATCATATTTCATTTTTTACAATGACGCGTATTTGTCCATGAGAGCGTCGTATTTGTCGCGCGTGGAAACTTTGCGCGACGCGGTCGTCGACCACAAGCGTCCATCGGTCATGTTGGGATGGCGGTCGATGATGAAGCAGTCTCCGCGCGTTGCGGATGCAGGTCTATAGTATGTGTACTTTGGTAACATGTCGAGCGTTACCCCGCATCCTTCGGGCAGCTTGGACTCCGCTTTGCGACCAGCGACAGTCTTGTGACTTGCTTCCACGCCTGGCGACGAATGCGACGCAGCAGGTTGGTCGATTACATTATTGACGCCGTCATACGAGCGCACACATTCCACGATGGCATTGTACTCCGCGAGAAGCTTGGCGCGCAGGGTGCGGAATTCCTCGTCGTCTTCACGGGCATCGAGATCTTGTAGCTTCGCAAGAATGTCTTGGTACTTTTCTACGACAGAGAAGCGCGCGGACTTGGTACCACTCACGATCGGCTTTTTGCGCAGGCCGAGGCTCACTTCCCTCATGAGCGCGGGGTGTTTCTCGATGACAAACTTTTCCTCCGACTTGTCCCATCGCACATGCTTCGGATATTCATCGACGCCGATTGCTTGAAGTTCGCTTAGCGGCGGGATCTTGTCGCTTCGCGTCCCGCGATTGCTGTTTTGCTCGCTCTGCGTGGCTAGACGAAGGTTTGCGGCGCGGTTGTCTGTCTTTACCCAATTGATATGATCGATTGTGAGACGTGTGTCGCGAATGTTCGGGAACATCTGTGTTCCGATGACACGGTGCATGTGTTCATCGGCTTCTGGGATTCGGCAAAGCGCATAATAGTTTGTGGCGCACGTTATATTGATCCCATGAAACAAAGCATCATATTGCTTGTCGTATACAATCGGCTTGTAAAGATCATGCCACGCGATCACCACGTATTGATTCCCTTTGTCATCGACTATATCATACTTGTATTTATCAACCTTACTCTTACTGAATACAAGATGGGTTTTGTTGGCGACGGTATACATTGTAAAATGAAGTGTATACACAACAACAAAAATAACATTCATTTTTTATTCTTTGTTTTACATCTCCGACATAACATCGATACTATATTTAATTGCTGTATGCCAATCCACCCATTCCGGACATGATACGCAGAACGTTGTAGTTGGTGGCGAACACCTTGATAGTCCTCTTCTCAGCAGCCTTGACATTCAGCACAGCGGTATCAATGCGAGACATGTTCAGGGTGCCGGAGGGCTGATGCTCCTCGGGCTTCAGGGCGAAAGAGTAGACGTTGATACCGCGGTTAGAGGGGACGCGCTCGTGATGCTGGAAGGGCTGGATCAGATTGAAGTAGTCACCGTTACGGGCGGCGAAGCGATCCTGGCCGTTCAGCTGTAGCTTGGCCTCAGTGATGCAGTTAGACGAGCCACTAGCAAACTTAGTCCAGGTGTTGGAATCACCGGGATCGGGGCATACCCAGATGAGCTCCTTGCAAGGATGGTTGAAGTTCAGCTTGATGCGAGTGTCGGAGTTAACGGCAGTGATGGACTCGTCACCGGTGAACTGCAGTTGCTCAATCAGGTACTCGTGAGACAGCTGGGCGAAACGACGGCGCTCATCGGTGTCCAGGAAGATGTAGTCCACCCACAGCTTGGCATCCAGGTTAGCACCGGTAATTGCAGTGGCATACTTAACCTTGTCAGATGACTCGAACTCGATGTTCAGCTTGACCTCGTGGTACTGCAGAGCAATCAGAGGAAGAGCGAGGCCAACATTGCGGCAGAACCAGAACTCCAGGGGAACATACACGCTAGTATTCTTGCTGCTACTAGAGGCCTTCTTCCTGCTATTGCTATCTACATCGGTGGAGTTGATCAGAACCTTGTAGCCATCCTGCTTGCCCTCGGGTAGGGACAGCTCGTTCCAGATGTACATCCACTCGGGGTAGTGCTTGTCGATGCGCTGGCCACCGATCTCCAGCTCAACATACTTGATGCACCTGAGACCAACCATATCGCAGAAGGTGTCGGTAACACCAGAATTGGTAGCTGTCAGGATCAGCTCCAGCCACACGCGGTGGATCAGATCACCGTTGCGGCTAATCTGGCAAGTCACGCGCTTGTCGAAGCCGGGAGTGCCGTTCAGGGTCTGCTGAATGCTCTCCATGGCGAAGTTGGTGTGGCGGCGGTACACGACCTTGAAGAAGGTAATCTGGGGATTACCGGTCAGATAGACGTCTTGAGCGCCATAGGCAACTAGTTGAATAAGTCCTCCTCCCATTGTGTTACTTTATGTAGAGAAAAAAATATATGGTTTAAGAATATCAAAATTTTGTTTTTGTATGTTCAAAGAAAAAAGTTCAAAGAAACGTATTGTCACTTCCCAAAACTCCAAAGATGCATCTACCCTTGACGCCAAACACCAGAATATCTTGACGCAAATATCGCAACGCCGCGCACAACTCGGTGTAGCTATCGCCCGCAAAAGCGAACTCTCATGCGAACTCAACCGCTGCAACGAGCATATTCATGCTATGAAAATAGACGGAAAGATCGATACACCGGAATACGACAGCGCCTGGTCGAGCAACATTTTCATCAAGGAACAACTGAAACTGCTAGACAAAACAATCACCGAATTAGAACAGAACCGAGACGAGATAGAGTATTACGAGGATACGGCAAACATCCTTTTTCAATACTATGATCTCTTAGAGAATCAGGTTGCAAAAGCGAACTCGCAAACTATTTCCCTCGCACCAGTTCGCGCGACAAAAGGTCGCAAAAAACTCCTTCCCGTGTCTACACGTAGCATCCTCGAGGCGCTACAGATTACACCGACAAAACACTACTCTCCCGAGGACGACCCTGTCACGCCGCCTCCCGTGACAACACAAGGCATAGACAAGAGCTCCCTCGTCGACGACTATCTCAACATGATCGATCCGACATATGTAAAAAAGAAGAACGTCGACAACCTGGGTGTATGCGAAGAGTGTCAAGTACCTCTGTTATGCCTTCAACAAGACGGGATTATGGTATGTTCACAGTGCGGATACCAAGAGCTCCTGCTTGTCGAACAGAACCGACCGATCCTCCGGCAACCAACCAAAGAGACCTCGCATCTCAGCTACAAGCGTATCAATCATTTCAAAGAGTGGTGCGCACAGATTCAAGGCAAAGAAAGCACGGACATACCCACCGAGATATTTGAGAAGATACTCGCAGAGATCAAAAAGGAGAAGATAACCGACACACGCAAGATCAAAAACAAGAAAATGCGCGAAATATTGAAGAAGCTAAAGCTCACAAAGTATTACGAGCACAGTGTGTATATAATCAACCGCATCAACGGGCTTCCAACACCACATTTCCCACCGGAATTGGAAGAAAAATTATGCAACATGTTCAAAGAAATCCAGGGACCGTTCTTGAAGTACTGTCCGCCCGACCGCAAAAACTTCTTGTCATATGGATACGTCCTTGCCAAATTTTTCATACTTCTCGGGTATCCGGAGTATGTGCAATACTGCCAGATCCTCAAGTCGCGCGAAAAACTTGCCGTACAGGATGTGATATTCAAGAACATCTGTAAAGACTTGGGGTGGAAGTTCGAACCCAGCCTGTAGTTTACATGAACGGCATCAGGTTGAAGCCGACGCCTAGGCCGACACCCTGGCGAGCACCGGCGCCAATCGCGGGAGCGACATGGTCGAGGATGGCGAACACGGACGCGGCGGTAAGGGCAAGAAGGAGAATCTCTTGGATCTCCAGCTGCTGGGAGGGAAGCACGAAGGCGACAATGCCGACGACCAGACCCTCCATCATATACTTGACGATGCGAGTAAACATCTCATTGGTATCAAAAGTTAAGCTTGACATTCCTACTCATCTATATAGAAAAAATTGTGATTCCAAAACTATTTAAGGCATGGCAGCGTTTTTTTACTATTGACATGGCCACTCCCGCCCCCGAACTCGTTCCAACCAAACTCCAGGATTTTCTTGACGAGGATCCCGTTCTTCGCGGACAGAACTATGTCTGTTTGTCGTTCCTGTCTCCCGAAGACATCCTCACCAACAAGGAAGCTTTCTACATGCAAGAGTACGTCGCCAACTTCTCCACCGATCTAAACAAGATAGTTGACGAGATCGTCGCTCGCCATCCCGATACTTCCAATATCTTCAACAATCTCAAGGACACCTACTCCCATTTCTTCAAGCCCGCCGATATCCAAGACGACTTCCGTACATTCAAGTCGCTTCACACGGATCGTATCGAGAAGGCGTTTCACGAGCTCAACGAATTCCGCACCACCATCCGCGGCATTAAGGTTCGCGGCGTATTCGATACCGTGCAAGAGGCCAAGAACCGCGCCGACTTCCTCAAGCGCACCGGCGACAAGTTTGACATCTTCATCGCACAAGTCGGCTGTTGGTGCCCCTGGTCGCCCAACCCCCACGATATCTCGGATCAAGAGTATGCCGAGACTCAGCTCAACACGTTCATGAAGAAGTACAAGGATAA